ATAATTAGTAATTAAATCGTATAATATCCATGCTGGATTATCCGTCCATCTTAATACAGAATCAAATTCGCCATTCCAAAATCCGTCGTAAGCTTTAGATTCGGCGTCATAATTTTCTGGAACTTTGATTTTTAATAATTTAAAATCATACTGCCTATTTGGAGGTTGAGTAAATCCTCTAGCATCAAAAACATTTAAAAAATAACAAGTATTTGGATACCTAAATTTTAAAGATGTTATTTCTGTAATCGAAGAAGTCCCTATCAATCTTGAAACCTTACTGTTTGTGGGATCATTCTTTGCATTTAAATTATAAACTTTTATATAAGGACCAAGACTAAAGTCAAAATCTGAAACGTCAAAAAATAAATCAAACGCATAAGGACTAGTTGCTATGCCGGAAACGCGATGAGCTATATAACAAGCGTAATCATCTCTTAATTTATATCCAATTTTAACTCCAAAAACAGCAGAATTTCCTTGAGTGCTTCCCTCGTCATCAACAGTGTATAAACTTGAAACCTTTAAACTTAAAATTAAAAAATCAGTATTAACATCTTTAATTTCATGATACGCTCCGAAACAAGTTTGAAAATTAATATTATTAAAAGCATCAACATTAAAAGTTGCTAGTGATTTTGATTCTGCTGCTATTCTTTGCATTACTGACGTATGAGATCCTCCAGTAAATGTCACTGGACTAGCGTCTGCACCAAGACCATAAAGAGTTTTATCTAACGCATAAGAAACTCCAGCATTAGAAAAAGAAAAATTATTCCAAAAAGTATTTTCACCAACAGAAATAGCGGATTGAAACTCTGTTCCCGCCCTAGAAAATACTTGAAGTCGATTATAGTTATATGTATTTGTTAAATTATTTAATACTGAATATTCATTTAAATAGATGCCTTTGAATATTTCTTCATTATTTTGCCCTTCATCAAATAAAACCACTTCATTTCCATCGGGATCTACCAAACCAGCTAACGGCCCCTCTCCAATAACATCTTGAACATAGTATTTAGTGGTTGATTCTAAAATATTGCTGGCAGATACAAATGGAGCAAAAGAACCTTTTGCGCTTAAAAAAGCTCTTAATTGATTACCAAATTGCGGTATTGACGAATCAGAATTTTGTTTCATATTAATGAAGAATAATTACCAACGCCGACTTCTATTTTTGCGATATTGCTAATAGAAGAAACATAAGAAGAATCAAAAGTAAACTGAATAGCGTTTATAACGCTTGTTCCAACTTTTAAACGACCATATCCTAATTGAATTGGAGTATTTCTTGCTGCTACATTATCTCTACCAGAAAAAATAAAAGAAGCGGTTTTAATTTGTTTTGGATCTCCCGGTTTCATTAAATAACTTATTAAATAACTTATTCCAACCATTATAGCAACAAATAAAATAAATTTTAAGACCGACAATAAAGTTAGCTTTGATAAATAAGTTATTGCCGCTGTAATTAATCCTGAAAGAAAACCTAAATAGAAACCAGAACAAATAAAAATTTCAATAACAGAAGCTGTTTTAATGTAAGAATCCAAATCGATTTCTATATCATGATACAAAACTCCATCGATTACTAAAGCCAGTCCGTATTGTTGCTTTAAAAGCTTATTCATTTTAAATGAATAATCTTTCGTGTTGCTCGCTATACATTTAAAAATATCTTTAAGACTATTACTTTTTACAAAAAAAGAATCACAAAACATTTTTTTTAAAAGCCCATGTAATATAATTTTTTTCATCATATAGAAGCGTTAACAAAACCAATAGTAGCAACAGAAGGAGTTATAGTTGTTTTAGTTTGATTGTTTGCGATGGCTAAATCAAAATTTAAAGCAATAGTGCTAATAACAAGACTTCCGATTCTTAATCTGCCGTAAGACACTGGAAGAGGAGTGTTTCTAACACTAGTATTATCTTTAGAAGAAAAAATATAAGAAGAAGTTTTAACTTGTTTAGGATCTTTAGGACTTAGCAACTTGTTCACTAAAAAACTAATTCCAAATGATATAACAGACATTATTATAGTATTTACAATAAAGACGCCTATTTTACCAGCAATTGTTGTAGCTGTAATACTAGTAAACAAGATAGTTGAAGACGCAAAAGCCGCCAAAGAAATTACTGGAACCAATTCTATAATTCTAGCGTTTCTAATTTTTTGATTTAAAACAGTTCCATTGTCTACTATAGAACCATCGACAATAATCAAAAGACCATCAAATTTTGTTTTTAAATTATTAATTTTTACTCCAAAATTATCAAAATTAGCCGAAATGCAAGAAATAAGCTCTTCGAAAGAATCAACTTTCGCTCGAAAGAAAGGACAAGCTATCTTTTTCAAGAGGCCATGTAAAATAACTTGTTTCATTTTTAATATTTACACTTAAAAAACGATTCCAATTTAAGCTATATATTATAATAGGAATATTGAAATTTTTAATAAAAAAAATATCTTCTTCTGAAGGAGTCAATAAATGCAAATGACTATGAAAAGAAAAAAAGATAGGTTTTCTTATTAAAGACATAAAAAAATCATTCGGAGGCATGAACCTGTGACAACTCGGATTTACGGCTTTATATTTATAAACATTAAAATCAAAATCAACTAACCCACCCGATTCAAAAGGATAGTTGGACAATAAAAAATTTTTTATTTCTTCTATTGCTTTATTAAGTTTGATAATTGAACGGTCTTGTTCCTGGGAATCCGCCAAAAGGTAATCCATCTTTATGTCCTTTCCATCTCAAAGAGCAGCCTTTAATGTTTTTCGAACAAGCGTCTTTTATCCAAAATTCTTTTTTTAATTTTGGATTATTATTTGTATTTGCTTTTATGCAAACGAAAATAGAAACTGATATATTGTCTTCTGAAAATTGAAATTTATTTCCAAAAAAATCATAATTAACAGAGTCACAAAATGTGACAAACTCACCAGCAGTATAAGCTGTAAGTTTATCCCAAAATCCTTTGTAAGCAGCACTCGCCATTCCCAAATTATACCCTTTAGCAGAATAAAACTCTTTATCATTTTCATCTGCAAATGGGATTCCAATATTTGGAATATTTGTTCCGAAAATAGCATCCGCCGTCTTAGTAATAACGTTGTTATTACTGTCCGTATATGTAATCGATTGTTTTTCTCCAGATTCATTCACCCAAGGTAACTTACCATAGTTGCACCCACAACCTCTATAAGACCAAGAGCATAAATTATCCGAGATCTTTCTGTTAGGCAAAGATTGATTTTCAAAATCTAAAGGACTAGATAATTCAAATTCAATAATATATTTGTTCTCCGAAACCTTACGATTTATAATATAATTCTCTTCAAAAAATGTTTGACCATATCCATTTGTAGCATTTCTTTTAGATCTGTATCCAAAAAATGGATTTTTACCATCTGAAAAATTTACGTCGTCTAGATTTTTAACAA